ACGGCCAGCTTCTTGACGCCGCCCATCATCGACGAAATACCGGAATTGAAGCCGCCCTCGTCGATTTTGGTATTGATCCGGATGGATCCGTCATACCCGCCGATTGCCACTACTTGGCCTCCGCCCGCTTGCGCTTTGCTTCCGCAACCGCTTTCATGAACTCATCCTCTTGCCGCCGTTCCTCCGGAGAGCGGTTGTCGATTTCGGGGACCCGGAACACATCCCCCAGCTCGCGCGCCGCCTCCAGCTCGTGTTTGCTGGCCTTGCCCGATTTGACCCGCTTGCGCAAGGAAACCAAGCTGCAGAACGTCGTCTCGGCCCCGAGGTCCATAAACAGCGCCAGGAACTCGAACCAGTGCAGCTCGGCCGCCTGCAGGTCAATCTGGTGCGTCTGCCGGAAGGCGCTGAAGATAAAGTTGGCGTCATTCGAAAACGAGCACAGCCGGGGACCGTCCTCATCCGGGCCAACTTCGCCGCCGTTCAGGAACCGGATCCCGGCCTCAATGGCGGCCCCGACGTCGTCCGGCAGCTCGGGGTACAGGTTGGCGAGCATGACCAGCTGCTTCTCCTGCGGTGTGAGCTCCGGATCCTCATAGGCCAGCATCACGCGCAGAGCCGCCCGGAAGTCGGTCCGAATAGGAACGGCCTCCCCGGCGACCTCGACCGTCTCGGGCAGCTCCTGGACCAGGATGTTCACGGCCTAATTCCCGGCTGGACGCTTTCGAGGGCGGCGGATCCTGCGACGATTTTCTCGACGCGGCGGCGAGATCTCATCGAGGGGGATGAGGGACCGGAAGGGCATGCCGTCGCCGCGGTCGATGTACACCCAGTCTTTGTCGCCGCGGGCCGGCTTCGGAGTGTCAGGCATGGTCCTTCTTCTCCTTCGCGGCGGGGCGGCGACGCGCCTTCTTCTTCGCCGGCGTCGGCTGCGGCAGGTACTTGGCCAGCTTCTCCGAACGCCCGTTCTGGATGAACGGCGTAAGTCCTTCGAAGAACTCCCCGATCATCTCCAGGCTGAGCGCACCCTCGAACGCCTTCCGGCTGGTGCCGGCGCCGAACAGGGCGTCGATCTGACCGTGCGTGTATTCGCAGACCTCGCGCATGAAGCCCAGGCGATCGTCGAGGTTGACCGGCAGGCCGAGTTCGTCGGCCTCGGTGACCTGGTCGAGCTCGCGGGCGCGTTGTTCGTACTCGGCCTGGCGCGCGACCAGTTCCTGCGTCAGCCCCTGGAAGCGCTCGACGAAGGCCACGTCGGACGGGTCGAATACGATGACCCGCTCGGGATCGTCATTGATCGCGATCCGTTTGACACTGGCGCCGATCCGGATCGAGTCCATCGCTTACGCCGTCGGGGTGAAGGCCAGGGTCGAGACGTTGAAGTCGCCGTCGACCGGGTCACCGGTGATGTTGATCGTGAACCCGATCTTGGCCGACTCATTGCCCGGCCCGCCGAAAGAATCCAGCTGGATCGAGACCGGCCATTTGGTTGCCGGGTAGCTGGTGCCGGGCGTGTCGGGCGTTTCGTACTTCCGCACCTCCACGATGTCCGACTCGGCAGCCGCGAACACGGCCGGCCCGCCCTGGCGCAGACTGTCGATGAAGTCGTAGACATCGTCTCCGGGCCAAACCGCCTGGGCCACCGGAATGGTCGGCGCGTAGGCTTCGGTCAGGATCGTGGCGTTATCCAGGTGGATGTACTGCTCGGTCACGGTCGTGGGGTTGTAGTTCATGACCAGTTCCGTGATGCCGTCCCCGAGCAGGTCGTAGGTCGCGGCCGTCTCGTCCGGGGTCGTGTTCAGGAAATGGGCAATCGTCGAGCGTTTCTGTTTTGACATGGTTTATTCCTCGTCGTCGGGTTTTGAAACCCAGTTCTCCCAGTCGTCCTGGGGGATGATTTTGCCGGGCACGTGCGTGTCCTGGCTGATGTTGAGCAACTTCACGCCGCGGCTCTCCAGTTCCTCGGTCAGCTGCCGGTAGCCGTCGAAGATCGCCGGCAGGGGCATGTCGACCGGCATCCCCTTGTCGGAGCCCCAGAAGTGGGCCCGGGCGGCGCGCTTTTTGTGCTGCACCCCAATCATCAGGATCGTGCCGGCGCCCATGAAGTAGGCGATTTTTATCGCCACGTGCATGACCGTGATCCAGGTCACCTCGGCCCGCCCGATATCGTCCTGCCAGAGCTTGCCGTCACGCAGCCCGTACAACGGACCAGGGCGGTTCTTGAAGCGGTAGAAGTTCGGGCCGCGCCAGCGCAAGAGCTTCGGGCTGGGAACGAACTTCGGGATATCGGCGAATTTCACGTCGATCGCCGCCCCAAACTCGTTCTTGACCCGCCGGTCGACGGCGACGTAGTAGTCGGGGATCCAGCCATCATAGAGATGGATCGTGTTCATGCCGATCGCCGGGTAAGGAAAGGTCTCCGGCGGCGTCAGGCTCAGATTGGGCCCGTTGCCGACCAAGAGCAGCGTTTCCCCGGCGTGCTTGCCCCGGAAAGGTTCGATCGTGCTCACGGGGCGTCCTGGATGTAATCGAGGCCGCATTGGATCATGTACACACCAGTCTCACTGTCGCCTTGTTCGAACAGGAAGGCCCAGCCCAGCGCCTTGACCTCGGTTGGCGTTTGCCCGGCCCCCAGGGTGGGCAGCGTGCCGGCTTCGGTCTGGTCGTCGAACCAGTCCGACAGGGCCTCGAAGAAGCCGTTGTTGCCCAGCCGCTCCAGGTCGTCGGCCGTGCTCTCCATCGACTGGAAGGCGAACTGGAATTGCCGCAGACTCTTTCCCGACACGTACGCCTCGACGACCCCGCCGGTCGGCAGGGGCACAATGGAGTAGGACGTCGGCACATTGCCGAGGTAGTTCACCCAGACGGGCGAATCAGCCTTCAGCTCGCTGTAGGTGCGGATATACGTCTGCACGGCGGCGATGATGCTCAAGCCTTCTCAATCCAGTGCCAGGTACCCTGAGCGCCATCCGGGTCATGCGTGGCCGACGTGACCCAGAGAGAATCGTTGCCGTCCAAGAAGGCCTGCCCGTTGACGGTGCCGCCGTGCGGACCAGCGGACCAAACAACGACAACGATCATCGGGACATGATCACCGGCGGCGGCGGGGTTCCCGACATGCGCCTGAGCGCCGGCGGGCCAGTCCTCTCCATGACCAACGTTCTTCACCCGCCGGCGATCAATGTCTTTTGTGTCCTCTTCAGTAAGGACGTAGTGAACGATTCGGCCTTCTGTCAATCCATCCATGATGTTTATCCTTTCCCGGCCAGCTTTCTGGCACCCGCCAGGATCCGGCCCCGGTGTACCTGCTTCATCCGCTCAAACCAGAACGAACCGCGCAGCGCACCGGTCGGCCGCCCGATCGGGCCGGGGTTGTAGTAGACCTTTTTGGCGTACGGCGCGATCCATTTCACGGTTCCGGATCCGACGTCGGTCCCGAGCGTGCCCGATTTGATCAGCATCCCCGTTATCAGGGGCGTGAACGGCTCGGACAGCCTGAGGACCTCGCTGTCGACGAACTTCTGTGCCAGGCTGTAGCGCCGCGTCCACTTCGGTTTGAAGTCGGGGTTGAACACCAGTTCGGCCTTGCCGCCGGCGTTGACGAAGATCCGGCCGCGCGGGGTTTCGATCTCCGGTCCGCTCATGTCAGCACCCAAAACAACCAGCGAAACGCGGCCCTGGCTCCGCGATGGCTCCACACGAGGAGAAACATGCGCCTGGTTTCCTTTCCGCTCATGAGGCCCCCAGCTGCAGGTGCTGCATGCGGGCGCTGCTGAAGTCCAGCGGGTCGACCGACCGGACCGTCGCCGAACGCGGGTACTTGGCCTTGAGCGCCGTGATCGTGAAGGACGGCGAGATCGTGTCCGTCACCAGGCCGCGCACCAGCACGTCGCCGATCTGGATGTCCAGGCCGGCCGGCACGTGGGGCAGCGGCACGAAGACGTTGACCCGGTCGGCTTCGAGCAGTCCGGAACGCATGACGTTGGCAGCCTTGCTCTCCTGCCAGG